ATAATTTCTCTTATAAAATTATCTTCGCCTAACTCTAAAACGTCTGCATTAAGTCTGTCACTGGAACCGTAATAGGTTTGCCAATCACTTTCTTTAGTGCTACGTCTTTTGTTTTTTTTGCCTTTGAGTGGTTTCTTTGTTACTTTAAATTTTGCTAGTTTTTTGCCTACGTACATCATGCCATTGACTTTATTTGTTATCAAGTAAACAAACGCTTCACAACCTTCTGGCAGTTTGTCTATTTGTTTACCTTGATAAGTCCATTGCATCACATACTTATTGTTATTCGCCTTTGTCTGCCTGTCGTTTGGTTTTGTGCTTTAAATTTATCTCATCACCTCTTATTTTAGCATACTTTCTTATTTCTCTCAACCTTCTTCTGCTTTCTTTATGTGTTCTAACAGAGTTACGGGCTTCAAACTTTTCATTTGCGTCAAAATAAGCTAGATATGCTTTTATAAGCAAGTCATGTGTGTCATCTTCGATCATTCTATAATCTCAATATCATTCTCGTAACTAGTAAAGCCGTTTTCTTTAATGACTTTCATTACGTTGTTAACTCTTCCAATCAGTTCATCCTTATGGGATATAAGATACACGTTCTTGTCGCCTTCTCTACCCATTTTCTTAAGAACACTAAGTGAACTTTCAACACCAGCAGTATCCATACCACTATCAATTAACTCATCAATAAACAACAAGTTAATCTTTTGATATAAACTTTCCCAAACATCACGGAATGCAAAGCTCATACCAAGTATAAGTCTGTTACGTTCGCCTCTACTTAGATTATCAAAGTCTAAGTCTTGTCCTAGCTGTGTAATTTCAACTGCTAAGTCGTTCTGGAATACAACTTGATGCGGTAAACCTAACTTATCAAGATAATATGTAAGTCTGTTGTTAAGATACATTAAGTTTTGATCAATAATCTTCTTACGAATAAAGCTATCTTTGTTTGTAAGTAATTTTAACAAGAAGTCTTGATGCTCTTTGAAACTAGTGAGATCATTTACTGCACCCCAGTTAACTTCTTGTATAGCACTACTGTTTAACTCGTCAATTTGTAACTGATACGGGTCAGATTCTTGTTCTTTGCTAGTTAATGCTTGCTTTAAGCTATCAACATTAGTTCTATGATCATATGCTTCTTTTGCACTATCATAAAACGTTCTAGGCTTGCCGTTAATATCACCAAGTTCAGCTAGTTCATTAACAACTACTGAACATTTAAGATTAATCTCTTGTGCATACGTAGTTGCATCGGTTAATTCTTTAGTTTTCTTATCTGCAATCTCTGCTTTCTTATCTGCATGTAGTTCTTGACCACAAGTATAACAAGTTGCATCTTCTAAGTCTGCAATGTCTTTCTCAGCCTTAACAACACTCTTGTCAGCACGTAATAGTGCAGGTTCTAAAGTACTTAACTCCTTTTTAAGAGCCAAAATAGCATTATTATGTTGCGACCAGTTAGATAACTTCTCATGCAACTCAAGTTCTTCGTCGATGTCTAAATGTTCTAGTTCGTCTATGCCTTTTTGTAGCTTAGATACGTCTTGACTCTTCTTAGATAGCCATGCACGTTGCGTATTTTGCAAACTAGTAATAGTTCCGCCTATCTTTTCGTTTGCACTCTGAATAGCATTAATTTTTAATGTCTCTTCTTGAATAGCATCCTTAGTATAGCGTGTTTGTTCTTTAAGTGCATCTGCTTTTTCGGATAATATAGTAATACCTAGCAATTGCTCAATAATAGCACGTTGATCGTTAGTGCGCATACTTAAAAACGGCTCTGTATAGGTGTTTAACGCAACAATGTGCTTAAACATATCGTGACTCATATCAAGCAAGTCGTTAATATACTCTTGTGTTTTACGACTATCACCTTGTGATTCGTCTGTCATCTCTTGTTCTTGGTTATCAACATAAAACTTGAGTATGTTAGGCGAACGTCCGCGCTCAATGCGGTAATCCACGTTGTTCTTTTCAAAATGCAGTGTAACTAACATGCCTTTGCTGTTAGTTTTATTAATTAAGTTGTTGCGCTTGATGTTTGTAAGTGCAGTACCGTATAGTGCATACGATAATGCATTGATAATAGTAGTTTTACCAGTACCATTACGACTTCCGCTATCATCACCGCCTTGATCTAAGTTTTCACCCAACACAAGTGTTAAGTTGTCCTTATCAAAATCAACTGCTTGAGTCTGATTACCTACACTCATGAAGTTCTTGCACGTTAAGTCTTTAATTTTTATCATAGTTCGTTGTAAATGTCCATAAGCGTCTTCTTATTGAAGTTGTCTGAGTCGATTGCGGCAATTTCACCAGCAACAATTTGGTCGACACTCTCAAATTGTCTTATATCTAGTTCGGTAGTAAGTTCTTCTAACTGCTTTTGTGGAATTAAACTAATTTCTCTGCAACCGTACTGGTTAATGAAGGTTTCTTTTACAAAACTAGCTTCTTCAAAGCTAATAGGCAAGTCTAAGTTAACTCGCAAGTACATATTAGGCTTAATAAGGGTTTCTTGTTCGTCAATTAGTTGACTTAGCTTAATTGTACGATACTTAGGACAGTCTGCCCAATTAAGATATTCAGGTTCTTTATCGTTTTCACGATCAAGTATCATCATACCTCGATCATCGTCCCATGCGTCAGCATAGTTGTGCGGAAATGCATTACCTAAGTAATGTACTACACCTTGTTGCTGTCGCTTATGGAAATGTCCACTAAAAACATATGATTGGTGTTTAAAGTCTTCAGCTTTTAGCTCTCCGTGATCAGGCATTTGTACCATAGCGTTCATATAGAAGCTAGGAAGCTCAAAATGCCCAAAAACATACTTGCTTTTAAGTGTTCTAAGTTTTTTCCATTCATCACCGACTAACCAAGGAACAATAGTTACATCTTCAATTGTAGTAATTTCGTCTACAAAGGTAATTCCTGGAATATGTTTTGCAAACGCAGTACTATTAACGTCACGCTTGTCTTTATAATACAAATCGTGGTTACCATCAAAGAAGAAGAACTGCTCAAAGGCCGCTCCTAACTTTTCCATGCTTCTAATAGTAGCATCCATTGTTGTTAAGTTTAAACTATTCCGATTGTGATGCCAATCTCCACAAAAAATACCAGTTTCGCAACCGTTAGCTTTTGCTTCTTTGATATACCAATCAATAAAGTCTTCACAATCCTGATTGTGTACTTTACTGTTGCCTTTAAGGCCAAAGTGAATGTCTGTAAAGACTGCGGCTTTCTTAAACAAATTTAAATCCTCTATAGTTCTAATACATTATACATTAAAAGCAGGCAAAAGTCAATCGCTTTTGGTTTTAGTACCTGGATTAGCCATATCGTGTTCGCGCTTTTGTTGTGCTTCCCATTCACCGGAATGTTGTCTAGTAAAACTAGGATTCATATCATTCATTTCAAGAATATCGTCACGTATGTTCTGCGCACGTTTCTCGATGTTGATAACACGTACAAAACTGTTAGTAACTGCGGCAGTATAATATGCAAACGGATTTTGTGACTTAGATTCGTCAAATTGTAGTCCAATTTGTGCAAGTTGTAATATTGCTTGACCGCGCATTTCGTCATTGTAAGTGTATCCACGTACATTACCACGTGTTGCATAACGATCACATAACTTCATCCACATCATAGCAAGCGTATTAGTTGCTTTACCATGAGTTTTATTAAAGTTACCATTTTCCATACCACCTTGCCAATGACTTTTACCAACTAGTACAAGCTCTCCTTCGTCATTATACTTGTAATGATGAAATGGTGGAAAGTTTAACTTAGTCTTTGTATCTGCAATGGTCTTTGGGTTCTTTTTACGACCTGGTTCTTCTGGAATATGATCAAATGACATAACACGAAAGATTATTTCTTCTTTAGTAATCTTCTTATAGTCATGTTCGCACTCTGCTTGCTTAACTTTTTCTCCTGCTAGTTTTCTACGATCGTATTCAGCAACACTTAACTTCTTTGCTTTATTTCGCTTTGCTTCAGCAGTGGTTCTTATGTTTATTTTGTCAATATCAAGTAAGATAATGTCAAAATCAGCATACGAGTCTTCAGTATAGCTACAAAAGGTAGCCTTTGATTTATGAATTTCTTTTAATATGTCTTTGTTGTTTAGGTAATTTACACGTCTAGCCATTATTTCTCCAAGTTCTAAGATGTTACATACATTATAATATACATACATTAAAAAGTCAACTAAATAACACTATAGAAGGAGCAATTATGCCAAATAATTTTATCACCAGCTTAGTAAAGGACTTTGGGGATGTTGTAACACAATCTGCATCCAAAGCATTTAACACAATTAATCAAGCCCAGTCTTGGGCAGACAATCCAATGGGGTTAATGAAAGGTATACGTAGCGTAAACTTACCAACTGACGCTATGCCAGTATTTAAATCACATACCGGCGCTACTGTTAAAACTCCTAAGGGCGATAATGACTGGCGAGTTAGTCTAAGTATTCCGCCTATTATGCAAAACATGCCAATGGACCTATTAGCCCCCCTTGCTAAAACAGATGGTAAAATGGTATTTCCTTTTACGCCTTCTATAATATTTTCTCACTCCGCAAGCTACAATGCAATGCAACCTACACATACTAATTATCCGTTTTTTAACTATCAGAGCTCGGCTGTGGACGCTATAACTATTGCAGGAGACTTTTTTGCTGAAAATGCAGAAGATGCACAATATTGGGTAGCGGCTGTAACGTATTTGCGTACTGTAACTAAAATGTTTTACGGCAATAGCGAAAATACAGGTAATCCACCGCCCATTGTTAAACTTAATGGTTATGGAGAATTTGTATTTAATGATGTGCCTTGTGTAGTGACAGCATTTAACATTGATTTACCTCAAGACGTCGATTATATTAAAACATCAAATGTAACAACTACTCCAGGAAACCATCATAATGATCCAACATCAGAATCTGGTCCAGGAACTTGGGTACCAGCACAAAGTTTAATCTCAGTAACAGTACAACCAATATACAGTAGAGCAAAGCAAGCAGAATTTAATTTAAATAATTTTGTTAGCGGTGACTTAATAACTAAAGGAATGATTTAATGGCAACTTACGGAAATAGCAGTCCTTGGCAAAATACTAAAGTTGTAGATAATCAGTATCTTGGACATTTTGAAATTAGACCTGTGCCCGGTGAAGCTGATGACATCCTTTATGAGATTGAAGCACAATACACTCATAGACCAGACTTATTAGCGTATGACTTATACGGTACTACAAAATTATGGTGGGTATTTGCACAAAGAAATATGGATACAATAAAAGACCCAGTATATGACATTGAAGCAGGCATTGGTATTTTTCTACCAAAAGGCCCTTCATTAAAACGATTGCTAGGAATGTAAATTATGAGAGGACATCATAGTTTTACCGGAATAAAAAATAATATAACAAAAAAACTGAATGTTATTAGAGATCATCATCCGGAATTAAAACAAGCTATAAACAATGTGGCCGCTGTCACTAGCGCAATCCATGTTGGCACAACTGAAGAATTTTATGCTAAACAGGGAGGGGCTGTTGTTAATGCCGTTGCAGAAAAAACAATGGATAAATCAGCATCTCCGGGATCTGTAGGAAAAAGATCTACACCGGGCGAACTTGAACCAGGAATTACTCCAGCACCGTGGGCTAATGAACTTGAAGGTTTTGCAAGTATGAACTGTATAGTAACACTTTCTGTATTAAGTGTTGACGAAGTTAACGATCCTGATGGCACTTATAGATCTAGCGGATTACGAAATGATTCAATAATTGCTAGAAGTGGCGGCAGCGGTAAGTTTAAAGTTAAAACAGCATATGAAAAAGTTCTAGGCAAATCCTTAGAGTTTTTTATAGATGATTTAGAGTTTATGGCAATATGTTCTCCAGATATTAATTCTAGAAATGCTAACGTAACAACACTAGAATTTAAAATTCAAGAACCGTATAGTATGGGATTATTTTTAAATGCCCTTAAAGCGGCAGCAACTATAGGCGGTCATCCAAACTATATTGCGGCAACTTATATGTTAACTCTTGAATTTGTCGGAACTGACGAAGAGGGCAATGTAGGACAAGCACCTCATTCAAGAAGATTTCTTCCAATTAAATTTAAAACCGTTGAGTTTCAAGTCACTGGCGCCGGCTCAGAATACGCTTGCTCAGCATATCTATCTAATGAACAAGCGTTAACTGACAGAGTGACTCAAATAAAAACTGATATTTCAATAACTGGATCAACAGTTAGAGAACTGTTACAAACAGGTGGGCAAAGTTTAACAACTGTTATCAATACTAGATTGCTTGACAAAGAAGAAAATGATGAACTTGACACGGCTGATCAATATGTTATTATATTTCCTAGCTCAGGAGAGTATAATAGTGAAAACAGGAACAGCTCCCAAGTTGCTTCAACCCAAAACCGTGCAATGCAAACAGCAGACGGGCCACCTGGCTCTACCGCAGTAGACTTTACACTATCAAAAGCTGAATTACAAAAACAGTATAGTTCTATAACTGGTAATACTGATGATGTTCCTTTAAACTACGACGAGTATATAAGTCAAATTACTGGTATTGTTAAATCTTCGTCACAATTTGGAAAAGCATTTAAAGATTATGCAAACAGTGATTATGCAAAAAATGAAGTAGGCGAAAGTGACATCATTGCTAACCCTGGCGAAACAGGACAATCACCGATGGGCCAGATGAAGTATGCAGAAGAGCTAGTTAATAATATCCCTATTTTTTCTAGAGGATCTGCGCAACTACAAACTAGTTCTACTAATAGAATGTTCAAGTTTTTAAAAGGAACAAGAATACAAGACATTATTGAAGAAGTATTATTAATAAGCACATACGGACAAAATCTTGCAACACAACTTTCTGACATTACTGATCCAATGGGAATGATTACTTGGTATAGAATAGAAACTGATGTTTATATAGTGCCCGGCTCAAAAGAAGTTTTACGATCAGGCAATACTCCAAATATATATGTTTATAGAGTTGTTCCGTACAAAGTGCATTCTAGTATATTTAATAACCCAACAGCACCGGCTATTGGAATAAGCGAGTTAAAATCGGTTGCCGCTAAAGAATACAATTATATATACACAGGACTTAACAAAGATATTTTAGATGTAGACATAAAATATAAATTTGCATTCCAAGCAGGAGCCATTGCTGATTCAGGTGCGTTAACAGCTAGCCAACGAAAGGGTACTGCTAATAAATCTTCAGCTGACCAGACAGAAAATGATTATAAACTAAGTCAAGGTGGTACTGGTAATGCTCCGGCTGAAGGAATTGGTGGATCATACGAAACTATTAACAATACTGCAATGGCTAATGGCGGCTCAGAGATAAGCAATGCAGATATCAATATTGCAAGAGGTTTTAATCAACGCCTAGTAAATAGTCATGCAGACTTGCTTATGATGACTATGACAATTATGGGCGATCCGTTTTATATAAGCGACAACGGCGCTGGCAATTATCATGTTGGCGGAGATAACTCGTATACTAACATGACAAAAGATGGAACAGCAAATTACTCCAATGGACAACTTCATATTAACTTATTATTTAGAACACCAGTTGACATTAATGAAGATACAGGCGGATATATTTACCCTGAAGATTTGCTATTAGTTGAATCATTTAGTGGGATATATTCAGTTATTAGAGTTGAGAGCTCTATTTCAGGAAATAAATTTACGCAAGTACTAACTATGAATAGAGTAATTAACCAACAAGAAACTCAAACAACAGCAGGCGCTGCCAAATTTGAAGAAAGTTTTGGCAGCGAATCTCCGGGATGGCGGGAACGGATGAATAAGCTCGGCGGCGTATCCCAAATGGCTCCTGGAGGCAGTACTTCAACCATAGCTGGCTCTGGACCAGCTGGCCAATATGTTCCAATTGTTACTCCAGAGGCTCTCAAGGAAGCAGCCGACCTAAGAAAACAAGTTGCATTAAACCGCGCTGGTGCTATTTATACCGACGGCCGCCCTAGATGATTAGTGAGAGATAATAACAATGTCAGAAAATCCAAATATACTAAGAGCCAACAAATACGTCAACTCCAGTTCGACGGGTCCGTTTGAAGCAATTGTAGTAAACCATTTAGATCCGCATTATATGGGAACATTGCAAGTTGAATTATTAAAGCAAACCGGCTCAGGTAATCAACCTGAAACTACAGGACAACTAGTTGAAGCTAGATATTTAAGTCCGTTTTATGGTGTAACACCTTTATCACAAAATTCTAATAATGAAGGTTACAAAAATACACAAAAGTCATATGGCTTTTGGGGAGTTCCACCAGATATTGGTACTACTGTTTTAGTAATACTTGTAGAAGGAAATATATCCAAAGCATATTGGATTGGATGTGTACAAGAAGAAAACATGAACTTTATGGTTCCTGGATATGCTGGTACAGATAACTTAGAAGGCCAGCCTGCGGGTATTAGGGCACCTGCCGCAGAATATAATAAAAAAATACAGTCAGCAAAACTTACAGATGCAACACGGTATAAAAAGCCTGCACATGATGATATGGCAATAAGTTTAATCCAACAAGGATTGCTAGAAGATGACGCTCGAGGAATAACGACATCAAGTGCAAGGCGAGAAGTTCCTAGTGCAGTATTTGGTATTAGTACAGGAGGACCGCTAGACAAGCGACCTGGTGCTCCTAAGGCAGAACAAGGACCAGTTGGCCAAAAAGCTAACTTACATACCCATAGACTTGGCGGATCATCATTTGTTATGGACGATGGTGACGACAAGTTTATAAGAAAAGGTAAAGCAGAAAGTACTCCAATGGAGTACGTAAGTTTAGAAGCAGGCGAAGCAGGCGGAGATCCTACATTGCCTGCTAATGAATTATTTAGGATGCGCACACGCACAGGTCATCAGATATTAATGCATAATACTGAAGACTTAATTTATATTGGTAATGCCAAAGGCACTGCTTGGATTGAACTTACGTCTAACGGAAAAATTGATATTTTTGCCGCAGATAGTATAAGCATTCATACACAGGAAGATATAAACTTTACAGCAGACAGAGATATAAACTTTACAGCTGGTCAAAATTTAAACATGGTAGTAGGTAAAGATCTTAAAGCTACTACTGGGTCTAACACAAACTTTGTTGTAGGAACAAACGCTCTTTGGAATGTAGGCGATAGTTATGAAGTAGCCGCAGGATCTAACATAACACAATCTGCTGAAGAAAACGCAACATATTCGTCTACTGGTAATGCTAACTTTTTATCTGCCGCAGAAGTGTTCCTTGGTTCATCTGGCGGAAATGTTAATATTGATGCATTTAATAGTTTAATTGTTAATGCTGATAAAGAAGGCCATATACATATTGGAACTGATTTACATATCACTTCTAAAGGTGAAACAGACATTAAGTCAACTGGCGAAATGGCAGTGCAAAGTACTGCGGCTATGAGAATTCACAGCGAAGCTACACTAGATATTCTTGGAGCAACTACTACAAAAATTACTTCAACAGGAACATTAGACATTAACGGCGGAACTGCAATTAAAGTAACTGGTGGACAAATAGATTTAAACTCTGCAGACGCTATTGCATCTATAGCAGTAGCTGGCGCCGCAGAAACTGCATCAGTACCGGCAGCTCCGACGCCTACTGCTCCTGAGCCGGCTGCACTAGCTGGACAAGCGGCAAGAGTACCACAGCACGAGCCATGGTACGAACACGAAAACTTAAATCCGTTAGCATACACACCAGAAAAAACTAGAGCAAATACGGAACAAACTCAAACTTTTGTTCCGCGTACTCCGGACACGTTTGCTAAATCAATTGGAGTTCCTAAGAAAGGTGCTCCGCCTGCTAAGTCAACTAGGCAGAATAATACAGGCGATGTAGGTGTAACAACTAGTGGCACTTATACTGCACCTGCAGGAAATCCAGCTAGGTCTACATCAACAAATGCACAAGGTGCACCTGTCTCTAATGATGTTAGAGAACGTGGTAGAATATTAGCACAAAGTATGCGAGCAGTTGGGTTTACTGACGACGAAACATTACTTTCTATTATTGCAGTATGTTATACAGAAAGTAGATTACTACCTGCAGAAGAACTTAGTTATGGAAATAATACAAACGATTATATTCGTAGTATATTTAAAACTGCAACTAGAGGTGTTAGTGAAGCTGAATTAACTGCGGCTAAAGCAACAAAGGAAACTTTCTTTGAACTAGTGTATGGTAACAACAATAAAAAAGGACTTGAATTAGGTAATGAATTTAA